GATAATTCTCCTGCAGCTGTAACTGTAACATTAGCATCAGCTGTAGTAGAGGAGCTTCCAATTAATGCATCAATTTGATCTTCAGAAGCAAATACAGTAACACCTACATCACTGATTATTGAGAAAGTTCCAAAGGTAGATGTGAGTTCTTGTCCTGTTACTTCAGCTACAAAATCAGTTCCCGCATCTTCCTCACCACCTGTGATAGTTAATTCTTGTCCAGATACTTGAACAGAGTAATTTACGCCCCAAGCAAAACTACCCCAAGTATCTCTTCCCCAACCTTCGCCTGTTAATAAATCTTCATCAATTGTTACAGCTCCTATTGATGTAGATAATGAATTACCTAAAACATTTACTCCAAAACCAGTAACTACTTGGCCAACACTTAATGTTGATTGAATACCAGTAGCTGTCAAATCTACTGAAGTACCTCCAACAGCTCCTGCGTTAGTTGCAGTCAGTTGAATACCAGTTACATCAATATCTGCTGTTTGATCTGTTGTAATAGATTCTAGAGTTAAAGTTGATTGTTGTCCTGTTAGTTGTACAGTATTATCTCCTTGTCCCGACCAATTACCCTCACCCCATTCTAGTGCACCCCAAGAATTAGAAGTTACACTAATAGAACCACCCATTCCACTGTGGTTTTGACAAAAATAGTAAAGAGGATTAGGTGCTCCTCTTTCTACAACTATTTCAACATAAGCTCCAGGTTGACCTGGAGTTCCATTTCTTGTGGTACCAGTATTATAATACGTTCCACCGTTATGTGTTCCGTCATCTGTTGTAGAAAAAGCTAGGGGATGTCCTGCTACAGAGGAGTCAGAATCATCAAATCTGTAAGTGCCTTCTTGTGCGAAATTTATTGATGGTGCTGCTACACCATCTAAATAGTATTTGTTGCCCGATCCAGGATTACTTACTGTAACAATAAATGTTTTGGTAGTCACTAGATCGGGCTCCTTTCATTATGCGATTCTTAAGATAGCAGCAGAAGTTGTGAATGCAGGGAACTGAATTGTAAATGTTCCTGAAGTTGCAGTCTTGTCTCCACCGAAATCTAATACAGCAACTGCATCAGTAGTGTTTGATCCACCATCAGTTGTTGTATTGTAAATTAATGCACCTCTTGCAGTTAAAGTAACACCAGTGAATGATAGATCAGCAAAGTCTGTGATCGCTACACCAGATGAAACTTTTACACCTTGGTTTACAAGTGCTTTACCACCTGCTGAATACCCAGAAGGTGAAGATACTTCTTGTGAAGTTGTGTAGTTTTCAGTTGAAGCACCTAAAGTTGCTGCGCTTGTGTACATCGCTAATTTGTATGTATCAGACGATGTATCAAAGTCATGTTTACCTTGTAATAGTTCTTTTTTGAAACTATTGCAGATAGCATTAGTTGTGATTGCCATAGTTTTTCTCCTTATTAATAAGTTGTATTTGGAGTAGGACTAGGAATTTTTACTCTTGGAACTCCATCATCATACTCGCCACGTCTTCTTCTACCCATTTGTTGTAGGGCAAAATTCTGTACTTCTTCATTGTACTTCTTTTCATATAGGTTGTACATATCCATAGGTCCTTTTAAATATCTAAAAGCCTCAGCTAAGACACCATGTAATAGCATGGATTCTTGATATGTGGATAAGAAAGTATTGTTTGTAGATGTAAATTGCGGTGGATCTTTAATGTAATTTATTTGCACTGTTAAAGCAGAAGCAGGAACAGGAGCAACTAGAATTGTAAAGTCATCCCAATTAGCATAGTATTTAGGTGTGCCTGTAGCACCACTACCGTTATATTCAGATATAAAACTTGTATCTCTTTTTTCTAAAAAAGTTCTTACATCAGATCCATCAATAACTTGAACGGATCTTAATATCAAAGAATCTGCAGGTATGGTTACATATCTGTTGTTAGCAGTAAATGTTGAAGTTGCGTATTTTCTTAAATCATCATAATCAACCTTTCCTGCAACATCTAATTCAACAGATCTAATAAAATCTTGAATAATTGTATCAGATAAAACATTACTATCTACTTCAGTATAGTTTCTTACTTGTGTCAAAAAATTAGAAAATGTTACTGCCATTATACTGATACCGTTACCTTTCCAACATGAGAATTTATTTGTCTTCTTCTATTTTGTAATGAGGGATCTGCGGGTTTCATTGCAGAAGTTCCTTGATTAATAAACGCAAAATCACCAGGTAGTGATAAATTTGCAACACCTACACTTGCACCACCAGAATCCGCTAGAGTAGCATCATTTAAAGCTACTGTTTGAGGGTTTTGAAATCTTTGTGGTCTTGTATTTTGTAAAGCAATTGCATCAGCAACAGTTCTTCTTCTTCTTATTTGTGGGTGCTTTGGTTCAAATTCTGATATATGTACTAAAGAGCCGTTCCATTCTTTTACCATTTCATTGTATGGAAAAGCTTGTCCCGATCTATCCGATATAGCTAATGATCTTTTTCCTGTCGCAAATTTAGCCATTGTTAAACTCCACTCGGGTAAAATGATTGAGGTGTAATATAAGTTGATGTTCTTTGGCCATCTTCATCAAGTGCTCTTTTTAATTCGTCTTCATATATTAACTTATTCTGTTGAACAAGTTGAGGAGCTTTTTTCATTGCAGTGTAATAAGCTAAACCTGCACACATGCATGGTAAAAATCTATAAGCTACATCTGCATCGTTTGTATAAGCTCCTGCGTCTTCAATTCTTTTAATTACGTAAAATTTAAGAGTATTATAAGTATTCAAATCAGGTGCTTGATATAAATATATCTTAGGTGTGGTCAATCTTTCTACATAATATTGTGAGGGTTGTCCTAATGCTAATTTGTTTGGTAAAGCTGCGTATGCAGATCTATCTATTTTTGTTAAAGAAACATCTTGAGTATTTGCATTATCTGAAGCTGTTGCAGTTGAGGATACAAAAGCTTCTAACACATCGTTAACATCTGAACTCACAGAATATTCTGCTTGGCCCGAAACTAAAGCTACTTCATTGAGTTCTGTTTTCCAAAGATGAATACCTCTGTTACCCCATTCAGCAAATAACAAATCAAGACTTCTTCTTGCTGATCTTAAATCATATCCAGAGGCGGTGGCTAGACCACATCTTTCATAACCCTCATCAATTATTTCATCTATATTTAAATTAAAAGCTGTTGTTCCGGATGTAGCCATTATTTTTTAACCTTTTTCTTTACTCCTGGTTTAGAAACTAATGTTTTAAACATAGCTCTTCCCATAGCTGCTTTTTCAACACCTTTTATTTTACCTTTATTTTTTGAAGCGTAGAATACTGCTTCACCTTTTTTTGTGCCATATTCCTTTTTCATAGCACCCATAATCTTTTTACCTTTTTTTGTAAGTGGCATATATACTCCTATTTAGTAAATATTATATCATTTTTTATACCAAATCTACAGCCTCTCATATAATTAAAATTAATTATTTGTCTGATTGTATTTCAATAATTATATTGCCTGATATCGTAATACCATCATTTGTTTTTTGCACCATATGTTCTAAAAAACTTGGAAAAACTATAATTTGATTTTCAGTGCATTCAGGATTAAATTCGGTTTTAAAAAAATTCGTTTTATTTAAAAAAGCCGTATTATAAAATGCATTTATTAAATTATGAAATCCACTAAAAAATACTGTTTTTGATTCTTTAATTTTTTTATAAATTACAAAAGAAAAATGAGATTCAGTATGAATATGTTTTTCTTGAAAATCATTACTATACCTATTTTCCCAAATACTTTTTAAATATATTTTATGTGGTGCTGAAATATTACTAAATAACATTTTAGATATTTTAGATAGTAAATAATGGGTAGAATCTTCATCAAGAGTATTATCAAAATTGTGGGAACTCAAAGTTTTAGAGTGCCATGTATTTTCAAACTTTACATTATTTAAGTTTATTTTTGAACAATCAATGTTTCCTATAAAAATAGGAATTGAGAATAAATCTATTTGCACTAAACTAAATCTTTTGCCTTTGTTAAAACTGGTTTATATTTTGTTTTACCTTCTGATTTGTAAGCCCACAAATAAGATGCTCTTGGTGTACCATCGATCCAACTTGCATGAATCCATCCACTGTTAGGCTCACCTGGAGTATAGAACTCTAAGATCAATTGATCTGGCTGAAGGTTAGATTTGATCCAATCAAATAATTCAGCGTTGTCTACGCCAACACATTCAAAATCACAAGCCTCGGCATTTGCATGTTGACTGTTGACCGAGCTGCCGATGGCGGCACATAATTCTGGGCTACGGTA